CACGATCGCCCTAGAGTTCCTTTATGATGAAAATACAGGACTTTATGACGCGCTACAGGTCGCAATTGCAGGCGCTCAAACCGTAGCCGTAGACGTCCGTTCCGCCGCCGGTCATTGGGCCGGTAACGGAATGTCTATCGAATCGGCGGAAATGACCCTAGCCGCTGACGGTATCGCCACCTGTTCAGTCACATTTACTGGAACAGTTGCGTTCTCGTAAACCAATACAACACTCGGGAGAGGTAAGCCATGTACAACAGAATAACCGTGGTAGTCGATAACGGAGAGCCGCAGCTGTTTGACGTTAATCAAAACGACCGCGTATATATGTCCCAAATAGTTAGCAATGACAGCAAAGCGGATAACGTATTTGCACTAATGTCGATACTTGCCTACGCGAAAATAGAAGGCCGCAAAGCAGTAACCTACGGAGCGATCGAGAAATGGGTAGACGAACATAACGTGTTCGTAGAGGCGGAAGTCCCAAAAGCTACCCGGACGGCGGATACTTCCGACATATCGTCCGAATAGCCTTAAGCATACGCCGACCATTTAACGAAGTTTTACAGTACGACCCGCAACTATTAGCAACAATTGAGGAGGAATTAGCAAATGGCTAAAATATATGACTCCGGGATTGTTGGCTTAAACGAGCTTCTAAGAGACTTGCGAGGCTTAGGAAAAGAAGCCCAAAAAGAACTAAGGCAATCTTCTAAAACTATAGCCGAGCAGCACATGGTGCCAGCGTGGAAAAATGCTGCACTCCAATATGCAGGGCCCTGGGGAGAAGATATAGCCGATAGTGTACGGGCAGGCGCTGACAGAGTACCCAAAATTATGATCGGTAATCAGAAAAAAACAATGAAAGGCGGAGCTACTCCCAACATGGTTCGCAGCCCTTCCAATTCGGGACGCCGCGGCAAATCGTTCGCCCCATTTGAGCGCACAAACTGGATTAGCAAAACCCGGTCATATCAACCAGCAGCGTTAGAAGAATGGGCAAAAGCAGTAGACCGCCTAATAGTTAAATGGCAGGTAATGTAATGGCAATAATTGGCGGCAAAACTTTAACAATTTTTATAGCGGCGGATCTCAAAAAGTTTAACCAGGGCATGACGCAAGCCCAAACAGGGCTAAAAGGCTTTGCCTCCACTATGTCCAATATGTTGGGCCCTGCCGCTATCGGTGCAGGTATCGCGATCGCTGGACTAGCCACAAAGATGGCGGTAGACGGAGTCCAGTCGGCATTGGCTGACGAGGAAGCCATGCGCAAACTTGCGCTAACTATGGAAAACGTAGGCCTAGCGCACGACACCCAGCGGGTCGAAGATTACATATCGGTACTGGAGCGGTCTACTGGCGTGGCTGATGACGATTTACGTCCCGCCTATGATCGGTTAGTCCGGTCAATCGGTGACACGGCTAAAGCTGAACAAATGCTTACCCTGGCTATGGACATCTCGGCGGGGTCAGGTAAAAGCCTAGACGCCGTTGTCCAGGCATTAGGCCGGGCATATGACGGCAACACGGCAGGTCTAAGCCGCCTAGGGGCAGGTATAGACGCGTCCATACTTCGATCCGGCAATATGCAAGCAATTACCGAAAGCCTCGCAAACACTTTTAGGGGACAAGCTACCGAATCAGCCGACACCTTGAGCGGCAGAATGAAGGTACTTAATCAAGCCGTAGATAACTTGGGCGAAGCGTTCGGTAAAGGCCTGCTTACCGGTGTTAAATCGGCTACCAATGGTACTCAAGACATGGTGAAAGCCATGCAAGAATTAGAAGACGAAGCCGAAAATGTTGGACAAGCCACCGCGATAGTCGGATCCTCAGCCTTAAAAGCCGGTGGCTTTTTCGTTGACGCATACGGAGATGTTCTAGGGTTTATTAAAGGCCTACAAGGTGCTAGTAATGGAGCAGTCCGTACAGGCTCATTCTTGAATCCCCTAGGTATTGTTGCGGCCTTACTCGGTGACCAGTTTAATGACGCCGCCGAAGGAGCCGAAGCTTCAGCCGAAGCAATCGGCTACACAGCGGTAGAAGCTCGTAATGCCGTGCCGCAATGGAACGCCCTAACTGGGGCCGTACGCATGACCACACAGCAATATATAGACTATTTAAACGCTAACGCAGTCGGTAATGGCATACTTAAAGACGCTAATAAAGACTACCAAGACCTAGCGGCCCGGCAGAAGCAAGTAAATACATTTACCTACGAGTACACAGGCGTCCAGACCGAAGCTACACAAGCGACTAGCGGAGCCGCTAGCGCGGTCGAGAAGCTTACTAAACGCGAGAAAGAATTAACAGATTTACACGAAAATAAAAGCGCAAACCTAGACGATAATCGCACAAAATTAGGATTTTACACAGCCGAATTACAGAAGGCTACGGACGCTATCGAAGATTTTACGACCGGCATGCAAGCCAACTTATTAGCCGGAATAGATTTAGGCTCAGTATATAAAGGCCAATTCAACGAAGAAGGCGAAAAGACAGGCGAAAGCCTTCTAGCAGGCTTTAATAATCAAATAAATCAGGCGCAATGGTTCGGTAATGTCCTAACAGCAATTAAAGCTCAGGGCGCTGATAGTCGACTAATCGAGCAAATAGCGGGACTAGGGCCCGAAGTCGGAGGCGCATTAGGCCAACAAATGCTAGACGAGGGCCTCGTACCGACCTTGAACGAAAAATTTATTGGAGTACAAGAAGCCACTAGAACATTAGCAATGGGCCTAGTCCCTGAGTTCCGAATTGCTGGACAAGAATCAGCTTTAACAATGGTGGACGAAATTAGCGAACAAATGGCTAAAGAAGTTTTGAGACTAGCCAAAATAGGTAAAAAAATAGCCAAACCTTTAGGGCAATCATTCAAAGCCCAGTTAATGTCAGATGTAGCCGAAGCATTGCGAGCAGTAGAAGCGTCAGGAGCGGCAGGCCGGGCCGAAGTCGTAGCACAAGCAGAACAACGGCAAATAAACCTTACGAACGCAGCCGTAGCCAACGCATTACAAAACCTTGTCCGATCCGCTGACGCCCGTAATGGAGCCCCAATAAGTCCGGTGAACCGTTGATAACCCTTATTAGCCTGAACGGTACCCCGCTAGACCTTTCTACGGTCGAGTATGAAGTACAGATCCAACATGGGCGAAGTGACGTCACAGCTTCTCCTCAGCCCTCTAATAGTCAAATAATTATTAGGGGCCCGGTCGGTGTCCAGGTTGAGATCTCGGACACGGTAGAAATAAAGGCCTACGGCTTCCATAGATTTACAGGGCAAGTGACCGATATAACTCTTACCCATTTATCAAGCGTGCCACCCGTAGCCGTGTCGACCATAACGTCGATAGGTGAGTTATCGCGGGTCGGATTTACCGAAGTCGGAGCCACCGGCTGGAGCGAAGAAACCGTTAGCACTCGCGTAGATGACGTTTTAACGAGCGTAGGCCTGCCATATCTTAATGGGGCCGACACAGTAACCGTCCTTCATCAAATATCTAGCGGCAATGCTGAACCTACGGACGCACTTAGTTACCTGGCTTACCTAGCCGAGACCACGGGCGCTACCTATTACGATGATCCCTTTGGGCGGATAGTGTTCGAGTCCTACGGTATGCGAGGTACCACGTCATTTAGTGGCGCTTGGGCCAACGTGGTCGGGGACTATGCCGATAACACGGTAACGTGGAGCAGTTTCCCGGTTAATCAAATACCTACAAACATACCTGGCACCGATATTATATTTACCCCTAACTGGACTCGGACTAGGCAAACCGTCCTAAACTCCGTAACCGTCCTAGGCCATAACGATAGCCACGAAACTACCCAAACAGACGCCGGATCGATCGCGACTTATGGACTACGCGAATACCGTCTGAACACAGACATTAAAAGCTCTGGGGACGTAAGCGACCGCGCCGAAGCAATCATAACCGCCCAGGCAATACCCTTCTGGAATCTTGGCAGTATCTCCATACTTGTCCACAACCTGGGCACAGTCGACCGCGATTTAGTTTTAGAGCTCGTAAGTGGTATGGGTGTAACGTTGGAAAACCTGCCACAACCGGCCCCCGAAACCTACTATTTTGGAATCGTGGAAGGCTGGGGAGAGGTTTACACCCCAGAGCAGCACATTTTAACGCTGTCACTATCCGACCCTAGATACTCGCTAGCCACAATACCGTGGGATGACGTGGACGGGGCGCTAGAATGGGGCAATGTCCCGGCGGCCTTAAAATGGTTCGAGACAATAACTAGCCGAGATTTAGCGGCATAAGGAGAGCAGTATGGCACTTACACCCGAAGGAACCCCGTATGTCGAGTCCACCGATCTAGTAGCGAACTACCCCGCGGCTTCCCTATCGCTAGCGAACAGGGTCGACCTAGTGGGAGTGTTGCCCTTTGCAGATTCAGCGGCTAGGGCTACAGCAATACCCAGCCCCACAGATGGACAGTATACCTATTTACAGGACACTAATAGTACAGAGTTTTGGAATGGCTCCGCATGGGTAGCGGCTGGGGTGACTCCGGGATTAACAAAACTTGCAAGCGCTTCACCTTCTGCCGCGGCCTCTGTTATTTTTAATGATGTTTTTAGCGCCACATATAACCAATACGTAATTTCATGGACTTTAACAGGAAGTGCAACTATAGATTTACAAGCCCGTATGAGGGTGGGTGGTAGTGACGAATCAGGAACTAATTACCGTTCACAATCTATGCAAGGCAATTCGTCAACGGCTGGTGCAACTCGTTACGCACTTCAAACGGCTTTATATATTGGACAACTCAGAACTAACCGCAATGGAATGTTAGTTACGTTAACCTCACCTTTCCAAACTTTAGTTACTACAGCTACAGGAAATCAGACGGATTTTGCTGGGGGAACAGTTACAGATCCGACCGCGCTTCTAGTGGCTTCGGTGCTTAATAATACGACTTCTTATACTGGCATTACCTTACTAACTTCCAGCGGAACCATGACCGGATCTATTAGCATTTTTGGAGTGCAATTATGAGCGCGCAAGTAATCGAAATTGACGCAATGACAGGAAAAACTGTTGAGCGCGAACGCACTTTAGAAGAACAAACACAATATGAGGCGGATCAGACATCGGCAGTAAAAGCGGAAAAAGAACGGGTAAAGAAAGAAACCGCCGATAAAGCCGCGAGAGAAGCAGCGATCGAGCACGCTAAAACCCTTGGATTTACTGACGCAATGATAGCCGTAATGTACCCGAACCTCGGAGCCCAATAATGGACGAAATACAGACCACAGAAGCCGACTTCGAGACTATGGAAGCGGAAGCCCCCAAGCCTAAGAAAGCCGCTAAAAAGGCCGTTAAAACTACGGCTAGCAGCACAGAGCAGGCTAGGGACAGGGTAAAAGCGAAACTATTAGCCGCAAACCGGCCCAATAAAGATGACATGCTTAGCCGACTGGCACATGACGATTAACAGCCCAGCCGACCTAATACCGCTTATAGCCATTATTACGGCAGTATTCGGGTTACTTGTCTGGATTATTCGCGCCCAAATATCATTGAGTCGGCAATTTGAGCCTAACGGCGGCGCAAGCATTAAAGACTCCCTAGTACGGATAGAGCACGACCAACGCTACCTACGCGACCGCCTAGACACCCACATAGACCAACACGATCGGGGCAAATAATGAGAAAATTCGAGGAATGGCTAGCCGCAACCGCTACCGGATCATTCGTTAAAATAGCGTCAGGAGCCGCCCTAGGCGCTCTCCTGTCATGGCTTACTACGGCAGATGTTCACCCGCTAATCGTGGCTATCGGTGCCGCCGTAATACCCATAGCAATAAACACAGTAAACCCCCAAGACCCACGATATGGAACAGTCGACTGGGACGAACTAAATGGCTAAACTATGTGCCGGTGGGGTACGGCTTAGGGATCAAATAGACCGCCGTTGGCCTAAACGTGACCGCCGTACAGACGGCTGGATAGGTGACGCAGACCATCAAATGCGAATTAGCGACCATGTACCCGATAAAGACGGCATAGTATACGCGATCGATATAGACGAAAATATGGGCCAAGGCCCAGCTCGTAACGGTCGCACAGCAAAGAAACTAGCTGATCAAATAATCGAGTACGCCATGTCTGATCTACCCGGTCATAACCGAATTAAGTACGTTATTTACGAGAATCAAATAGCCTCGGGAACTTATTCCGGGTCGTGGTGGCGGTGGCGTGGTCAAGGCTACGGACACACACAGCACATACACATTTCTTTTACACAGGCCGCTAAACGTGACTCCACTATCTATCCGCTACCGATCCTCACAAATAACCCGGCGAAAAAAATATCTTGGAGTCGTGCACTAAAAACCGCTAGGAAGTAGTACGCTCTATCTCGGAAGGGGTAAAAATGAGCGAATATATTAGACCAGCAGAAGCCGCCAAAATGCTCGGAGTAAGCCGAGACACAGTACGCCGTTACGCAGATAACGGAGATATAACCGCCATAAAGACACCGGGCGGACAGCGGAGAATTGACCGGGAATCGGTCGAAGTTATCCGTACTCGAATATCCTCAACAGTTACGGTAATCAGAGAGTGTTAGCCGCGATCGTGCTAACCGCCGCGATCACGCTAAACCCTGCCACAGATCCCACAAATACCGAAGGCTGGCAGGCTTCCGCGTACACTGGCAAATGGTATGCCCAAAAATGGGCACCGATCCGTAAATGCATTATGGAACGGGAATCGAGCAATAACTATAAAGCCCGTAACCCTGGCAGTAGCGCTATGGGCGCGTACCAGTTCCTAGATAGCCAATGGCGGGTTAGCCTGACACACATGATGAAGCATGAAGCTAAAACAATGTCAGAGCGGCACGCTATAAAAAACCTACGTAAATATCCGATAGCCAAATGGTCGCGTTACTGGCAAGACCGGGCCTTCTATACGGCTTGGGCACATGGAGAAGGCGCTCACCATTGGCGCACAACAGCGGGAGGGCCGGAATGTATCTTATTAAGGGTGAACTAACCGAAGAACTACAAAGCCGATATCAGATACGTGAAAACGAAATAGCCCGTATTTTGTGGAATATGGGTGAAGCGTTCACAACGGCTGAATTGGCTAGACCCGAAGCACAAGCAATAATACATTGGCTCGAATTACGCGACGTTTACCACACGGATCCCAGCAGATATCGATCTAACCCCGGCGAACCGGTAGAAGCATTTGAGGAACGCATAAGAATATCGAAAGAATTAGAAGATATATTCCCGGCTTACCGTGTCGGTACTTGCGCGAACATTTGGCTATGGCTTATGTTAGGCGCGAATGGTACCGATACCAGCGTGGGGAAGCGCACAACCTTTAGCCAAGACTAGGGGATCGGAACTATTCACTACTCGGGAGGAAAACACATGGAAGCATTATTTGACACTATCGGTGGCATACGCATAGACAGACCCGAACACGGCTGCACAGGCCTGACCTGCTCGTGGTGTGCATATCAAGATCAAATAGCCGAACAGGTAGCACAACCGCCTCGGGCTAAGTTTGATGAAGCATGGCTAAGGGCCGTAACTAAATGGCGCAAAGGTCTACCCATTGGGGGGACATTTACAGCTGATGACCTGATAGCGACATATGGGCACCCGGTTGGGCACCCTAACCAGATTGGTTCCTTATTCTCGTGGTGGAGTGAGTCGGGAATAATCAAAGCCGTAGGCCGTGTACCTTCACAACGTGCGACTAATAACCGGCGATCAATACAGGTCTGGGAGGTTACATCATGGAGGTAGAAGTAGCCGTAATCTGTTTACTGTTTGGGCTAACGATCGGCCTATTTTGGGGATATCGGGGCAATAAATGAGCGGCTACAGTATGGAAGGTTACGTTACCGTACCGGAGCGAATAGCCTTATTCTATAAACGCCATCCAGAGGGGTCGCTACAGATGGACCCGCCCGAGTTTACCGAGATCGAGGGTAAACGGTGGGTAATAGGACGGGCCTACGCTTATCGGACTCCTAACGATCCGAAGCCGGGTATTGGTACAGCGTGGG